CCCGTTATTGAGTACCCGCCGGGGATTGTGAAATAGGGTCCAGTTCCGATGGAACTTGTCGAGCCGAGTTGCCACGCGCCGGTGATAAACATGATGTCGCCGATTACGCAGTAGTAAAAGAACTGGATGCCGTTACCCACAGTGAGGTTTGTCCACGATGGCGTGAAAGATGTCCATTCGCCGATTGTGCCCGCACCTGTCCCCAACTTGGTTTGTACCGCCACCATCGCATCGTTGATGTTCGTGTGTTGCGCAGCGTGCGACGGTGAATCAAGGGTGTCACCGGATGACGGATTCGTGAACGAGTCAATTGACGTGGGGAAGTTCGTTGCCATCGGTCATCATCCTAGTTTGTTGTTGTCCAACTCGCCATATGTATCGTCATCCAACACCAATAGTGGCCCGTTCGTGTTGATCGGACCCGGTGAAAGATACAACGACACATCCCACCGGTCTAACGTGATCGTGTGCGACAACCCTTGCACACGAACAGCACGCCACAACGGAGACCCAACCCCACCCGGCGTGAAAGACACCGTAACATCATCGTTCAAATCCAACGGGGCGACAATCGGCACAAGATCAGCCGGGGAACGCCGCACCGGAATTTGCAGACGTGAAATGCGTGTGCGAGGGTCTTTCGACCGTGACAACCGCACATCCACAATGCTTTGCGCCGCTGCCTCGTCATCCACCAACCCTAAATCCAAATATTGGGTAGACCTACCGTATGCGACAACGGACGCAGCGTCAGTAGCTGTAACTGTGCCACCGCTGTAATTGCCTTCAACATTGTTGTAGATGGCGTCAATTGTGTTGCCGTCAACAATTACGTCACTGAACGGGCCATCAGTGCCGTTGTCGTCGAACGATCCTGCAATGTTGGTAATGTCGGTTGTTGTTCGTGATCGGAACGTGACTGCGTTTTCCCGGTCAACAAACAGTTGGCCTTGTTCAGCGTTGTTGATTTCAACAAAGTAGTCAGCTACCGGGCTGTCACCGGCACGGTACGCACCGACAGTTTGCACACCCGTTTCAATATCTCTGAACGCTGCGGGCCATGCGGCGTCATCCAATGCCCGGTTCAAACGTGTTGAAGTAAGTTCACCCACATACCCGTATCCGGCTGCGTAATGTTCAGCCACTTTCGCTGCGTCAAACGTGTCGTAATAGACAGCGACATGGGACATGCGGCTGATATACGAATGTAACGTCATAATTGACGTGTCGGAAGATACGGTGCCCGCTACAGGTGGCCCGGTGAACGGTTCGTTATACACCTGCGTGCCGTTCACATACATCATCACGTTGGTGCTGTCGGCAGTGATAACAATGTGGTTTGCGTCATTGGGCACCAAATTGATAGTTGTGGCAGCGACAACAGAACGTTCACCGTCCTCGTTCAAAAAACTGATGCGATACAAAGTGCCGTCATCTTTTGCTGAAAACGCAATTGATGACTGGTAACCACTTGGTTGCGTGTTGTATGAAATCAAAAAAATTGTTTCGTTGGTAAAACTCCCCCACCTCGTTGCGTCAATTGAATACAGCCACAGTTCCAATGTGCGCATTTGACCGTTGATAAATGAATCTTGATCCGTTGAAAAAACTCTTGGGGTTCTACCTTCGGCGCGCAGATAATCTAGGTTTGATGTGTGAGTTGGTATGGGATCTTTCGAACTGTCGTACCGGAACCCTTGATTAGTTTGGACAGGTGCAGACTCATCAGTGAACGTAGGCGATATTCCCGATTTGCGCACCAGATACGTCTTTTTTGTGTAATCCAAAATGCCCGTAGTATTGACACCCTGCACCTGAACAAACGATTCCCATTCTTGTAACGGCAGATACAAAGCCAACGACGGGTCAGACGACACCAAATATTCGTATTCGATAGGCAAAATCGTGTTGGCTAACAGCCGGGTGGCGTCAATGGCGTTCACCAATGAAACAGGGTCAGTGTTAGCAGTTTGAGATATTGACGGCCAGCCCTGCGCAAACCCTTGAAACAGCGTCCACGTTGTACCCGAATACGTTGCTTGCACCCGCACCGGCACCATTGGCACCAAATCGTTGTAGTACGGCCCAGCAGCGTTGTCAGGATCAAACCGCCGATCACGGTTATCTAACAAAATTTGCAACACGCCCGGTGACTGCGTTATGTATTCGGAACGCTTACCACGATCAATGCGTATTTCACGCACATACGGTGTCACTGCTTCCCATGACGGGTTTGTGTCCAACGGAGGATACCCAAACGCCATTTCAACAGCGAACGCTATTCCGTCAAACTGGGCTGGCAATCCTTGGTATGTCAGGTTGCTGGCGTCATATGTGACCGTTGACGCGTCGTACGTGGTCATCGGGGCCCGGTTCCGATCAGTTCACCACCGGACGCATAGTAACGGTTGACGCTTTCCACAATTTGACGGCCAACCTCGTTACCGTCAGTTCCGATACCGGCGTTGACAGTGATGTTGTACGTGTTGACGATCCCTGACGGTGACTGAGACAGGCCACCCAAAAACGCTAGTTCCTCTTGTGCTGGCACGTTGTAGGTGTCCGGTGTCGCAGCCAAATTCAAAATGCGTTCCAACCGGGCAAAATCGCCCGACATGACTAGTTGCAGCTCTAACGCTTTCGGAATCCGCTTGGCGTTCTCAGACAAACCAGCCACCAGCAAATTCGCTTCACGCCACTTATCGGCGTACTCGTCGGTCCCTTCCGTCAAACCGGATAGTTCACCCATGATGGTGTCCAATTCCTCTGAGAACCGGGCTAATTCTTCCTCAGCGGCCAACCTGCCGTAGAACGCATCCAATTCGTATCCGGCTTGCTTGACCGAAAAACCAAACTGGTTGATTTGGTCATCCAAATCAATCACGTTGATGGTCAAATCAGAAACGCTGTCAGCGGACGCAGCAGCAATCGTGTTCAGTTCGTCAAGGGCGTGCGCACTGTACGTTGACGTGAGGGCGGCACGTTCTTGTTCTTCGGCTAGCCGTTCCGTTTCCCGGCGTGCAGCTGCATACGCTTCGGTTGATTCGTCAACGGCTTGCGCCACCACCGTGGCGGCGTCCTCGTTTCCAAACAGTTTTTCTGTCAACCATTCGAACCGGCCACCGGTGTCGTACGCTTGGATAGCGGCCTCATCCAACGTGTCATTCAAACGGCGTTGCGCATACTCGTCACCCAAAATGGCGTCAGCCACTTCACCGGCAGTCAACCCTAGTTCGTCCATGGCGTCACCAAGTTCACCGGTCGCAAACTTGTTGACCAACGTGGCTTTGGCGGCTTCCTCCGTGCTGCGTGTCTCATCGTTCAACGCCGCTACCAATTCGTTGGTGATTTCCGTAACCCGCTCTTTGTGTCCCGCTATCGACTGGTATGCGAGAATTGCCCCGCCAAGGGTGATCCCTAGCAGCCCCAATGACGTGTTAGCGGTTTTGGCGGCAACCCCGAACCCTTGCAGCGTGTTGGAAAACGCACGGAAACCGACGGCACCGGTGCCTGCCAGCACAATGGTTTGTTGCATGCCGTCCGGCAAGGCAGTGAACGCATCCACAACAGGGCCAACGGCCCCCATGACGGCTTGTAACGCTGGCACCATGGCTTGACCCACGGTTGCTTTCACGTTTTCCATTTCTGCCGCCAAAATGCGTTGCTGGTTGGCGAGCCCGTCAGACGTGTTAGCGAAATCGCCTGACATCTTGGCGGTTTCTTCCATGATGAGCCCGTAGCGGGCCTGCACCTTTTCCGCTTCCGTCATTGACGCAGCGCTGTCGGTGATCCCGTTCGCAAGCGCATATGACTGCACGGCAGCTGCTGATACGTCAATCCCAAACTGCTTCATACCCTCTGTTTCGCCGGAGAGGGCCTGCCGGAATTTTGTTGCGGCGTCGGGAATGTCAAGGTTCATCACCGATGCAAAATCAGCAATACGAGTCGTCAACGTTTCGGTCACGTCTACGATGTCTTGGTCAGCCGTTGTCAGCTGTTGGGTGAACCCGGCGAACTGCACAGCAAACGCATTGAAATCTTTTGCCGACAAACCAACCGTTTTGGATGCTTCCTCACCCAATTTCATAATGCCGCTAGCCGCGTCACCGAACGTGACAGCAACAGCGTTCGCACTTTCCGCAAGGTCTGATGCTGCGCCTATTGCCTCTTTACCAAAATTGACAATTTCCCGTGCAGCAAAAGCGTTCACCGCAGTTTTCGCAAGGTTTTTGAATTGGGTGTCAAGTGACCCGGCGGCACGTTCCGCTTCTGCCAACCCCGCTTTGGCCCGTGCAGCGTCAGCAATAACGTTGATTGAGATGGACGCTTTTTTGCTAGCCATTACACGTTCCTATTCCAAATTTCGTAGATTTGCGCCAAGTACGCATCCATCACTTCGTTCACACGACGGTCAGCGGCATCGTACAAAAACGGGTTGGGGCGAATGTTGCGGTTCGCCCAACCGAAATGGATCGGGCCCGCATACGGAACACTGGCACGTCCGGCGTACACCTTGCCACCGGACTGCACTTTGGCGGCACGAATTGATTTGGCAAGTTTGCCGCTGCGAACAGGCACCAACCGTTTTGCTTCGTCAACCACAATTTGTGCGGCGTTGTATCCGGCTAGTTTGAAATCCTGTTTGGCGGCTTCGTCAAGTTTGTTGAGCCCCCGGCGCAGTTTGTTGAGCCCTTCAATGGATACGCCAACGTCAGCACCACGGGCACGTACCGCTTCAACTTGGCTCACAACGTCGGCCACCGGTCAACCTTTCTGCTGCTCCAACAGGATTGCACGCATTTCCTGTAGCACTATTGTAGGGGTTGCCAACAGGTCGGTTGGGGCGATACCAGTACGCACCGACATTAGCGCTATCTCACGGGCAAAATGAGTGTTGACCCGTGGGCGTCCCTCTACGTTTCGTCTTTTGGGACTAGACGAATCTCACGAACAGTAGGTGCCCACTCTTTGAACGGCTTGAGCGTCGCACCGGTGTCTTTGATGCAGGCATAACCAAGGTACGCGAGACCTTTCCATGTCTGCTTCAGCTGCCAGTCACGAAACGTCATGTCGGTGTGAAAATCTTCCCACGCAATGAGCGCACCCATTGACACTTCGTATTCGTGCGGTTCACCATCTTTCATGGTGACTTCGACGTTGTACGGCAACATTGACATGCCGTCACCCTCCTAAGTTGTGTTCCGGTCAGCTTGTGGCGCGTGCCAGCGTGCCACCCGTCCACGTCATCACGGTCATGGCGGCGTCACCGTAAGTTCCGGCAACCGGGTTGTAGCCGGTGATGAGCGCACCCGTGATGGTGTACTCAGGGTTGGTGGCCCCTACTGCGCTTGACGTGGGGAGGAACACCAGCGTGGTGGTCGTGCCAATGAGGGCGTTCACGGTGTCGTCAACACTGCTTGACGCAAAATCCTGATAGAACGTGACCGATCCGGATGCACGCTTGCGTCCACCCACCATTTGATCCCACACGTCACCCATGCAGGTCACGTCAACTTCCGTGGAATTCACGTCAAAAGCGACTGACTGCACATGGTCGGAAAGGTCAACGCTGTTCACGGTGACGCTGTAGTCAGTGCTGACAAACTTGCTCATTCGGTTTCGTCCTCAGTCTCAGTGGCCTGTTCAGCCGTGGTTGACTCGTCCTGCAATTGCAGGTGGCCTGAGGCCACCAACGCCACAATGTTACACCCCGGCACGTCTTGTTCCGTGACGATTTCGCCACGGGCGTAGCCACGCAACTTGTCTGATGTGACGCAATACAACTTGGTCATGGTTCCACCATCACTTCGATTTCAAATTCGGCACCTAGGTAGATTTCGTCACCGTAGCCGATGTTGCCGATATTAGTGCATGAAACCACGTTGGCGTAGGAAACCGTACCGCTCAACGTGCGATCCGTCGCTATCAGCTGGTCAACGCTGTCAGTGCCATAAATGAGCGGGTCTAGGCGGGCAATGTTGTTGTCAAAATCAAACCGTTGCACCATGAACGTGGCTGTGAAATACATTTTGATGAGGCCACGTTGCATAGCGTCACCGTATTCAACGGCGATGCCACCGGGCACAATGATGGCGCATGGGGTTATGGCTACGTCCGGCGGGTTCTCAAACGCTATTTCAATGGCGGTGGACGCTTCTAGGGCGTCAGCCAACGCAGCTTTGATTGTGCCGTAGTCGGCCATCAGCCAACCCCGAACAGTTTTGTACCTTGCAACAGGGCAGCAACGTCAGGGTCGGTGCGTGAGATGCGGACGGGCCCGAATTCTGCGATGGCACCGGCTTGAAAACCAAGGGGTGACGCTTTGCGCTGATACAAACGGCAGGCCAACAGCAACGCAGCCTGTTTGATGTTGTCCGGTGCTGTCTCGCTGTACGCAAATTTGGCAATCACTTCAACGGTGGGGCGTCCATAAATGGACAACGGCCAGCCATTATTGACGTTGGTCACCGTCCGATACGGGGTGGTGTTGCCAACTAGCACATAGTCGGTGGTCACGGTCAACGTGGTTTCAAACGTGCCGTCTTGGTCGTTATCAACTTTGATAACAAGCCCGGTTGCTGTTGCGATGTCATCCACGTCAAGGATGCTGGCAGTACGGGGCAGATACGTGCGGGTTGACACGTCAGACACTTCAAAGGTGCGCCCAGTGTAATTGTCGATCAGTGCTTGCGCAGCTGCAATGGCGGCACCTATGGCGGTGTCCTCAGACGTGACTGATGCCGGGATGCCCAATGACGCTTTGACCAGCGCAGTGGTTGTGTACGCCATTACTTAGCCTTGCGGGGCTTGCCACGCTTCGGAGCCGGTGCAGGATCGTCGCTGCCGTGCGTGTTGTCCTGCACCGGCTCTTCCACCGCAGGGGGTTGCGGTGTTGGCGTGGGGGGAAGGGTTGACAGTTTAGCGATGAGGTGCGGGCTCGCCCCGGCTTTGATGAGGTTCTGCACGTACTTATCCATCGTTGCTGTCTCCTACATGGGGGTGTCCCGGTTCCGTAGCGGAGGGCACTACGGAACCGGGACGGACTGTCAGAGGGTCGCAGAAAGCAGCGTACCCTGCACCTTGCAGACACCACCGGGGTAACGGCCAGCGGTGAACGCTGAATATCCGTAGACCACCATGCGAGTCGTGAGGGTGCCGGAACCGACCGACTCATAGCGCAGCATGAGCGGGCTAGCTGCCTGCTCCATCAGCACAAGGTCAGCACGGTTCGCCACGATGATGGCGTCCTCGTTGGTGCCCGCACCAAGGTTGGTGGGGATGCCGGCGTCAACGACGACTGGCACACCTGCGATCTCGCCAGCGGCGACACCGTAGGCACCGGGGTTGCCAAGGGCGATGATGTTCTGCGACGTGGCAACCGTGACACCGGCCAACGGACGGTTTGACGAGTCAAGCCCGCCCGAAATGTACGCCCAACGGCGGGGGTGCATGATGATGACATCGGGCTGCACGTAGCGGGCAGCGGTCACCGTGCCGATGGCCTTCACGATCTTTTGGAAGGTCTCGTAGGCGGTGGGGCTGGCGTCGTCAACGTCAACGTCACCGATGCCGGACGTGTTCAGGATGCCAAGGTGCGTGCCGGAGGTGCCATCGCCGTTGATGACATCGGCGTTGACCTTGCTGTTGTATGCGGACACAAGGTCAGCGGCCAACAGTCCGTCAACACCGGTTCCACGCTCAAGGGCCTGCCGGGACACGTCAACCATGCCCGCATAGGTGCGAACATTGACGGTCAACAGGGTGTCATCCGGTGTGGCTTCGGTCACGGCACCGTTGTCACCGTCCTGCGCAGCAACGGACGAACCGGTGGTGATGCGCGAGATGTTGACGGTGAGCCCGTCGCCGGGAAGCGGCAGACCGTTCGCAACGTCCATGGTGTTACGGCCTGCACGGAGGAACGGCGCAGCCAGTCCGGTGAGGTATTGCGGCACAACCAGTCCGGCAAAGTTGCCCGATCCGGAATCACGCAGTTCGGTGCGCATCTCGCCCATGTGACGGTTCAACCGCTCTTGAGCGGCAACGTCGCCCAAAAATTCTGCGGCGTATGAGTCACGGAAGAATGAGTGCGGGGCGTTCTGCTCGTAGGTGAGCGGCTCGCTCTTTACGTCAATGCGGTTCACGGCGGGCTGCTCCTCGGCAGGGCTGGTGGGGGTGGCGGCAACCTCAGCACGCAGCTTTGCGGCTTCAAGGTGGCTGACCTGAATTTCCCGCAGGTCAGCAATACGGGCGTCAAGGGCCTTGGCACGCTCGGTGAGGTCGCCTAGGTTCTTATCTTCGGTTTCGGTCAGGTCGCGGGTTTCCTCTGCGGCACGATCCAACACCGCTTCAACGGCGGTGGCGATTTCGGCACGCTCGGCAACCAACTGGTCAAGCAGCTTCACGGTCAGTTTCTCCAATACTGTTCGGATGGGTTCTGACAGTGACAGTCAGGTGCGCTGCCTAGCGCGGCGTGGCCTGTCGGCGGTCAACACGGAATAATAACAGACGGTCCGTCAGTCAACGTGCGTGAAATATCGCACATCTTCGCTTTGACCTGACGTACAGATACCCCAAAGTTCTTGACCCGGTGCTAACTGCCCGTACAACGGCACATTGTTTTTGACGATCGGCAAACCGGTTGACGTGGTGACAGCGGACGTGTCACCAATAAACACGGTGGTGTTGTCAACTGTGTTTATCCACACAGGACGGTACACGTCGTTGGCATCCAAAATTTTTGTGGCTGTGTCGCCAATGGTTACGTTGCCAAAACTAGCCATTGGTGTTCCTCATCATGTGTCGATATTTCGCCAACCGTGGCACTTGCTGTTCGTCGTCCGGGTCAAATGACCGTACCGAAATCAACTGTGCGTCACTGTACGCAGGGTTACGTACAAACCCGACGTGATCCAATTTGGCTTCCGTGCGGGTGCGCAATGGTCTACCGTTCATTTCGGACGACTGGGTGCGCACCGGAATAAACCCGACGCTGAAACCGGACACGAACCCGTCCATGGCAAGTACCCGTGCTTCCTCGCCACGATGGGTGTTTGCCAACAGGAAATCCGCAATGAGCCCGTCATTTGTTTTTTCCCAGTTGACTGCCCGTCCGATAGGCATGCGGTCAGTGGCGTGCTGTTCTAACAGTGGGATGCGTGAGCCACGTTCCGCAATCGTTTTGTCAAATGCGGTTGGGGCGAACCGTTCCAAATAGGTTCCGGCGTCATAGATTGCGCCGAATGGGGCCACAATTCCTACTAGGTGGTGTCCGTCGTCGTCTGCTCGCACTTCAAATCCGGCGAATTCGACGGTGCGCGTGATTAGTTCACCCATTGGGCATCGGCTCCGTGCTTGTGGCGTTCGTCATATCTTCCATTGTGCGTACCTCATTGATTGTGAGGAATCCGGCACGCAAACCGGTTTCGTAGGCGGCGTAGCGGGTGGCAGTGTCGGCCCGCAACATGTCGTCAAGGATAAAACGTGCGTTTTGTCCTCTTGGCAGCAGCATTGACAATGCTTGTTCAACGCGTGACAGCCATGGGCGCAACGTGTATCGCACAAATTGGATGCTGTCTTGTGTGACGTTGCTGTACGTCATGCTGTTTCCGTCCATGGCGACACCGACCATGTGCGGTGGCACACCGAACAGGGTGCATATTTGTTGCGCTGAGTAGCGGCGGGCGTCGATCAGTTCAAGGTCACTAGCTGAAAATGACAACGGTTTGTAGGCGATGCCGTTCGCCAACACTGCCGGGGTGCGGTTTCGGCCACCGTTATTAGCGATCCATCCGGCTTTCAGCGCGTCAGCCTCTTCACGGGTTATGTCGGCGTCAACTTCCAACACCCCGACGGGCAAACCGCCAGCGTTGTACAGTTCGCTGGCGCAGTCCTCACCGGCAATGCCGATCCCTAGCGTGCGGCGGTGATGTTCGATAACGGACATGCCTTTGACAGAACCGGGGAACGTCAAACCACGAATGTGCAAAATATCTTCCGGCTGGTACACCTGCCCCGCAACTTGGTATGCGATGGTGGCACCATTAGCGGCAGTGCGGATGTTCACGGCGTCGGGGGCCAGCAAAACGGCTTGCCGTGGATAACCAAGTTCGTCACGGTCACCCAACAGCCAGTAGGCGTTGCCGTCAATCAGCATTGACATGACCGTGGATGCGATCATGTCCATGCGGGTCATTGTCCGATCCGGCATGGTCAAAATGGCGGGTTGCGGTGACACCCGGTCACCTTGCCGGTATGCGACAAGCGGCAAACTACCGATTGATTCGCTGATGATGTTGACGCACCGGTACAACGCCGGAATACCCAACGCAGTGTCATACGAAATGTTCAGCGGGCCTTGTAGCGGTTGCAAATAGTTAGCCGTCGGCAACACAAACGGAAATTCCGCTGCGCGTTGCTCAGGCTTGCGACGAGAAAACAGGCCCATAATGTCTCCTAGAATACCATCGGACGCTTGACGCGTTGCGGACGAAACTTTGCGCAGTGCCATGCGATAGTTGCGGCATGCAACGGCGACAGGTCAGCAGCAGGGTCAGTGCGTGCCCATAACCAGCCCGACCCCACCGGCTTTTTCTGTGCGAACGCAACAGCATTGCTCAACGATTCGTGTGGGCGCACCTGTATTCCGTTGGTTTGCATGATGGCGTCATACATTGCGTTAGCAGCTGAAACACTGTCACGCGTCCCATATTTGACAATAGGGATGTCGGCTAATTCATCCACAAGGTTTCCCGCTGGCCCATATTGGTCAACAACAACACGTCCACCGTGCGACGCAAGCAAGCCACGCACCCGGTCACCAATCCAATTTGTGCCATCTGCGTTGTCAATCAGTTCAATGGTGCCAGCCATGTCAGCAACCACAATGCTGGCCCGCTGCCTGTCCAACGTAATATCAACACCAAATACGAGCCCCTCGTCAGGCCAAGCACGATCCGTCAAAATTGCTGACCATGCCTGTTCCGGTATGACCCGCTCATCGGTTTTTGTCCACTGGTTTAGCCACGCCCGCCGAAATTCGCCGTCGGGTTGCGTCTGTCGGGCGTGCCGGATCGCATCCATTTGAATAGTGCGCCCCAACGCTGGCATGCATGTTCCCCACACGGTTTCATCGTCAGGGTCGGCGTCCTCCGGTGCTGACCATTCAAAATAAGCCAACCCGCTAGTTGCACGCTCAGTCACCATTCGACGCCCCAACTGCACTTTGCGTTGCAAATACGCTGATGCTTCCGTGCCAGCCGTGGACACAATCCACAATTGGGCATCCGGACATGTCGCCATGGCGGGCAACATCGCTTGTTCTCGTCGGTCGTCAATGTCTGCAAATGCTTCGTCAATGAACCCGCCCCCAGCCAACGTCATGCCGTGACCGGCTGTCAGCGTGGACGGCAACGCTTCAATACGTGACCCGTTCACAAATTCGATGGATTCCTCACCATTCGCCAACCGCACTTGCTTCACAAGCTGCGCCAATTCGCTGTCCATCAGCATCGGCACAAAATCCAACTTCAATTTTTTGCGGGCATCCGAACCCGTCTGCGCCGTGTACGCCACCCTCCGGCGACGCCCCTGCAACGCTGACCACACCATAAGAGACAGCAACAACGTTGATTTGCCCGATTGACGTGGCGTCAACAACACCACTTCACGGTAGGCGGGTTTGTCACCGTCCTGTTCCAACCCAACGTCAACAACGTGCCGTTGATGCGGCATGAACGGTGTGCCCATCATCGCAGCCACGTTCGCTACTTCGTGGCCCCGTGTGAAACGGTTAGTCCTCCGTGTAGTCAGCCGGGGCTGACAATCTTGTAATGATTTCACCTAGCGTGTCCTCCTCAAATGCGTGCAACCCGTCCAAGTCCGCTAGGGCTTCCCGGTATTGCTTCCACAACGCTGGCATGTTTGGTTCATTGTCAACAGCAGCCGCCAACCCTTTGCATGCCTGCACGTAGGGCCAATGTTCCTCCGGTATTCCGTCCGGATACAACGTGGCTACGTAGCGGGCGACGGCTTGCGTGTTATTGACGGGTTCTGACGGTTTCCGACGGGTTTTGTTTTGTGCGGTCATTTTTCGGCCCGGTTCGTGTCGATATCGGAGAGAGAAAGAC